GATAGTGAATGTCGGCATTCCCTGATCCTCTAGAGCTTGAGTCTCTTCAGCAGAGAGTTGATTATCATTAGCGAAATCGTAACCTCGCTGGTTAATAAATTCCCACTGTTGTCTAAGTCCGCTCTCTGCTATCTCGAAGAGGTGGAATATGCGGTCTGCAGTTTTATCTTTTCTTGCCATTTATGATCCTATATATCTATTACTTTACGCTACTACCCATGATTTCGGTACGGGCGAATGCTTACGATACATTCCATCCTTACCTACTGTAAGGTTATTATCTGGATGGGCATGTAAACATGCATAAGCCAATGCATCTATAGTGTCATCATGTGCCATTCGTGGACCGAATGTTATGATCTCACGATGCAAATCGTACTGCTCTTTCTTTATGTAAATTTGTCCGACTGCGAATCTTTGTGCTAAAACTGATTGTATCCTATCCCTCTTGCTCTGTCTAGTGCCAGGTTTTTCCTCTTTATACTTAACGGTAAAATCATTCCTTCTCATCATTTCTGATTTAAGTGCTTGGAAGACTGGACGAGACATAGTGGTATCCTCAATAACGAATAGATTAGGATGGAAAGTCTTATTAACCTCAAACAGATGGTCAACAATCCCTTTCTGATCTTGTCCTTGAATGCCAAGTACAGGCAGTGACCGCTGGCGCACATAGTCCAAAACGTAAACACGATTAAAACTATCAACCCCAATTGTGATAATAACTGAGTAATCACTATCTCTCCTGTTTATGTCAGTAGCAGTATCCACGCCTGTAAATACTGTAATTGGTAGTATATCGCCTGAATCTTTAATGAGATAAGATATCCCATCACCTTCGTTGTAAAAGAACGTGCCTTCCCAGTAGTTAATGTGGTCACGATTGAAGACAGAATAGTCTTCACTCTGCACCTCCATCATATATTCTTGATAGAACTTGTGAGGTTGTCCAGAGTCCGCATAGAACTTCTTCTTTCTTTCTATTTCTTCTCTTCCAAACCATGAATCCCAGAGGATATCTCCCTTATCATCTTCTACTTTGTACATGAGGACATCCCATGAGAAGTCCTCCATTTGAGACCTTGCCTTAGCCGAGTTAACGATAAGGTTATTAATAAAACTATCAAAATGCACAGGTGTGCCATTAACACGCAACCTACCAGTATGAGGCTCAAGAGCAGGGAAAACAACAGCTGTAATAAGATTAGCATTTTTCGCCCTAGCATCCGAAGTGATAGTATTGTTCTCATCCTCAAAATCATCAAGAACGACAAGATCGTACCTTTTATGTAGCTTTGCCCCGCCCCTAATGCCTGATATGTTCGACTTACTAATGAGCTTAGACCCATTGGAAAGCTCTATATCTGTTTCTGTCCATTTCTTACCCCTTAAATCTCCGAAATAGTATCGGATTCTGTCGTTGATCTCAATATGAGATTTAATATAGTCCATATTACCAGTAGCTAACTTAGCGGTTGCTGATATCCAACCATAAAAAAAGGGCTCATCTGTATCATCTAAACCCCATTCTTTTCTCTTACCTGCAAAGCAAAAGTCACGCATTATATCAGCCTTTGTCAGGACTGTCTTACCATGCCCTCTGGGCATAATAAATGCACTCTGCCTGATAGACTTGTCATTAATCATGTCAGCCACTGAGTAATGAAAGGGTGGAGTTTCAGAACGCATGAAATCATCTGGGAGAAATAACTTCCCAAACGATATCATATCCTGATAAGCCAACCTAAGGCTCTCTTCTTCAGCTCCCACATTGTGAAAGTTGACATTAAGATTCTTAGCGAAGTCCGCTTCCGCCTCTACGTCTTTTGTCTCTACCTTTGGTATGTCGTCTTTTTGCTTCAATTCTTTCTGGCTGTATTGCTACTACTTGCATTTCAGTGTTCATAAGTGCAGTCAGTAATAATATCTTTACCATTTACCCAGTGGGCAACTAGCTGCCTTAATTTTAGTCTTCAGTTTCATAAAGCATCCACATTGATTACATCGATTAGACGGTAATAGCTCAGGACATGCCTGGCATATAGCCCATCTCTCTGCAGTATCATCACTTACTAGCTTTCTTTTTAGATAATTTCCGAACTCTTCTACTCGGTTCATGAGATTCCCAAACTGGGTGTTTCTTCCCAGATACTGGTCATGTGTGAGTAGCCTTTTCTAAATCCTGCCATAAATTAACCCTGACCTTCATAGCCCCATTCTAGTTCTAACCTGTGTTAGTTTATCACGCAATTCATTGATAACATCTGCATGATCCTGCATTGTCTTAACAATATAATTAATACGCTCGCTCAAGTCTGCTATCTTTTCACCATATGCATCCTTGGCTACTGTCACTACCTTACTCATAAAGTGCTCCTATGTCTATTTCGAGTGCTTTCATTTCATCCATTGTAGGTGGATATTCATTCTCAGTAAAGGCTGGGTTAGTAAGCTTTTCTAGCTTCTTAGCCTCTATATGCTGAGAAATCCCATGTTCCTTAAAGAGATCGCTATTCTGCTGAAAGTATTGGATAGCCTGTATTGTAGGCTGATCTAATGCCCCATCGGTAGGTAGAGATTCCAGTTGCAATGTTTTGGAGATTATATTAAGGTTATTCTGCACTATACTTACTTGACGCTTATCATTAAGGTCGGCTGCCCTGAGTTGCTTATCCAGGCTGAGGATGAACGCTTTTTCGTCATCGACGCTATACGTTCCTTCTTTCCCATAGGCTAGTGTTTGACCATCTAACGTAGTAAATTTAGGCATCACCTTCTCCTAGCATTTTCTTTCTTTCCTCTACGATTTCCGCATCCTCTGGTAGGAAGCCTTTAAATACTGCCCCACCAATGGCGGTTATCTCTTTCTTTGTTTCCTTCATTTCCAGGATATCTGCCAGCTCAAATAGAGCCTTCAGTTTATCTGAATCTTTTTCACCATTTGCAGCAACCTCTTTAATGCCTGACAATACGAAGTTATCATCAATGCCAAGGTTCTGTAGTACTGGTTTTAATTCTGCTTTCATAGCTGTCTTAATCCTCTCCTGTCTAAGTAAAAGTCCTGCACTGGCCTTAGCATGGACAGGACTATTAGTTTTATATGCACTCAGGTATGCATCCGTATACTCCATCCCTTGAGATACAAACTGAGCAAACAATTGTTCCCTAGGAGTGAGATATTTCCGTTCTTTAACATGATCATCGGGATGTTTACCTGAGAAATTGTAAATATTTACCCTCTTCTCAGTATCCATCTTTATCGATCCTCTACAAATGAATGTTCCAGTACATGTGCCCACATAAGAGAGTATTCCTTTCCTGCCAGGCTTCTTAAGTCTACCTTCTCTGAGTATCTGGACATAACAGCCATCATCAGCTAGAACCCAGTCACCTACAGTAGATTCACGCCAGTCCCCTTTAAAGGTAAAGTTCTCTGGCAATTCACTTTCATCTTCGTAGACCTTATGCTCTATCTCCTTAAGCTTGTAGCTTCTCATGCTTCTCCGAGTCCATGCTCCCATATCAGTTCCATCAAGTCCTCATCATCAAAGTACCTCTCATCAAGCTCCATAGTCATCTCCAGAGTTCTAACCTCAGGAGGCATCTCCTCTTCGACATGCTCCTGAATATACTCAATCTCTTCCGTCTCATCGTTATAAGCGATAATTAAGTGATATATCTTCATATAACTCCTTCCCTTTACTTACGTTTACTAGTGAGGCCCTTAGGCCGAACGCTCTGTAACAGTCAACCATAAGCGTAAATACAGTATCATAGTTTACATACTTTACCTAATACGATGCAAGTCTTTTAAGTCTTTTAAAAACAACATTGTAGAGTGATTGCGATTATTGCGTAGCAATTGAGTAATCAATCCTAACCCCCTAGGGGGTTATTGCTATCATCAGCAATAGCTTCTTCAGCTCTTTTAGTTGCGAATTCTTCAAATTCCTTTCTCTTACCTGTAAAATCCAGGTAATCTGACAATACATCCGCTATAGCTCCTATCTGGGCCCTAAGTCCCATAATATCAATACCTAATCTCTGTATCACTCTCTGGAAGTCTTTGTTGGTAGGCTTTCTTTTCTTTGTTTTCATTACAGTCCTCTGTTAAGTGCTCATGGTCTATTTCGCAGTATTCTGGACACTTGTACTCTCCTCCTGGACAGTAATTCAAGTATATAGTTCCATACCATAAAATGCATGCTAAAGATAAGCCTAACAGTAGGTTGCCCACAAGTTTACTTTCGGGTGAAAGCAAATACAGCCACATTTGCAAGGGCAATAGCCAAGACGAACCAGGATGCACCCTCCACCCAATAATGTAGCTGTATTACACCTACAGCAAGGTTAATCCAGCGTATTACCTGTAACTTCTCCTCTTTTGTTATGATTGTTTCCACTCATTTCTTCTGTATTTCTGTTCCTTTGTCTCGTAAGTAGTCCTCCAGGCTGTCAAATTCTTTCTGCATTTCCATTAAAAATGCATCTGCCTTTGGAGCCTCCCAGTATCCCCCATCAGGGAATGCAATAGTAAGTTGTTCCTCTCCTATAGCAACAATAATAAAGATATAACCGCCTTCAGAGAATGCATACCCCTGAGACATATCTACAATGAGAAGTTCGCCAGGATTAAGTGCATCAGTGGATATCTTGTACCATGTGTTAGGTTTAGGTCCTTCACAGTCCTCTGTAGCGACGGCAAGTGATGCTACAGTTAGTATAGCAGCAAACAATGTATTTAGTATTATTTTACGCATAAGTACCTCCAGTTTAGCATTTATGCCCCAGTCTTGCCATGAGTAATATATATGCATTTCGTTAACTTTGCAACTATGTGACCGCTGTCACACTATAAGGAGATTTCTCAAAAATTGGGGCATTTTAGTACTTGGCTATATATTCAAACACCATCGGGTATGATGGAGATTTTCTTTCTTCATTTTCAGTTAACTTTCAATTAAAATAGGGGAATTCCTCATGGAAACTCAACCTTTAACACATTGGTTTATTGCTCGCTTGAAATATTCTATCAAGATGGAGCAACCTTTCTACAGCACCAGCCTTCGCCATTATGAAGATGCCAATGCTGATGGACAAACCAGAGTGCTTGCTCCCAAAGTACAGCAGTCTGATGATGCACCTCAATGTCAGGTCTATTTTGGACAAGGCATAGCATCCTTCCAATCAGCTGAACCTTTTGCTTATGTCAATACTGATGAAACCTACACTGGCAACCTCATCATGACATCCAAGCAGATGAAGGCTACTCTTGCCAAGATTCAGAAGGCAAATGCCAAGAAGTCTGATGCTGATGTCACTGCTGATTCCAAATAGGATGCTTCGGCATCCTTTTGAGCCAGCATAATACTGTTTTAGGTGGGGGATACTCTTACTTCTCCCACCCGTGACAATTATTAGCAAATCATCCGTAGACCTCACATTTAACAGGAGATAATTATGACCTGCAACAATAAACACTGCCAATCTACTACAGTTACATCAGTTAATCAAGCAGGTCTCTGCCACAAATGTGAATATTTACACAAGAATTCAGGGTACTTCCCTAACGCAGTACAATACATCACTACCTGTAATGGTTGTGGTGACCCTATCCCATCGGACAATGCATTCTGTTGGCACTGTGAACACGAACAGGAAGAATGCTGGTGTCACTAATCAGCAACTCATTTATCTACCAGAATGGAGGTATCAAATGATTCTTGATGAAAGACACTTACCATTAACTAAAAGAATTTATCTTCTGATCAGGGGACTAGCAATACATTGAGAGAGTACGTCAAGCTTTTACTTCTATTTGGCAACTATGCCGATCAATTTAAAAGGATCACTGGAAGATATCCTGATTAGCCACTCATGATTGAAACTTTTATACGATATCATGGGGTCAGGTGAAGAAAGATATTGACGGCTC